GGGAAGGCCCAGTCCTCACCGCGATGAAACGCGGGGCAGTCCTAGTTCTTGATGAGATAGATAGAGGCTCAAACAAGCTGATGTGCTTACAAGCAATATTAGAAGGCAAGCCCTATTTTAACAAGAAGACAGGCGAGACCGTAACTCCTGCTCCCGGCTTTAATATAGTGGCAACTGCCAATACTAAAGGTCGAGGTTCAGATGATGGCAAATTCATATCAGCCAACATACTCGACGAGGCATTCCTAGAAAGGTTTGCAATAACCGTGGAGCAGGAGTATCCTACAATGGCTACCGAGAAAAAGATCGTTCTTAAGAAAATGGCTAAGGCTAATATAGACGATGATGAGTTTGCAACTCACTTGGTAACTTGGAGTGATGTAATAAGAAGAACTTATTACGATGGAGCAATTGACGAGTTGATTTCAACTAGAAGGTTGGAACATATTGTTAATGCGTTTGCAGTGTTTGGAGACAAACAAAAAGCAGTTCAACTTTGTGTTAATAGGTTTGATGATGATACCAAACAGGCATTCATAGACCTTTACACTAAGGTTGATCCAACTGTTGAACTAGAACAACAGATGGAACAAGAAGCAGAACAGGAGATACATGAAGATGCCGAGTAAGAAAGCAGCTGATACTGTACCTTATAAGTTCAACGAAGGAGCTCTCATTAGGGAGCTCCAATCGTATATCGACGAAACATATAATGGACATTACAGCAAGAACAAATTTCAATCAACAGAATTCATTAGTGATTGTGGACATGGCATAGGATTTTCAATAGGAAATATTCTAAAGTATGCACAACGCTATGGCAAAAAGGGTAACTTAGATGACCACAGAAGGGATCTAATGAAAGTATTACACTATGCTATAATTGCACTCAATGAACATGATTTAAAAGCAGTTAAGCACTACTTAGATGATTGATGTATAAATAGTTATATGAAAATAACGCAAGTTAATACTCCTGAAAATTTTCAGGAGTTTCCATCTCAGAATGATTCAGATTTAGCAGAATCTTTTACCACACCTTTGGACTCTTTTTATAATTGGGATTATAGAAACGAGGATACTCGTATTAGAAAAATATATGAGTTGGGTAAGGAGAGAGCCTGGAATCCTAGTAAGGATATTGAATGGGATATAGAACATCCAGGAGACATTACTGTATTAGGACAATGGCCTGAGGGAGACGATCCTTTTTGGTTTAATTATAGACCATATAGAGAGCTTTCTGATGATGATAAGAGAGAATTTCAAAAACATAAAAACCTGTGGCAGTTATCATCTATCTTGCATGGCGAACAAATGGGTGCAATATGTTGTGGTCAACTTGTAAGCTGTGCACCAACATACCAAGCAAAATTATTTGCAGCACAACAAGCTGCTGACGAAGCAAGACATGCAGAGACTATGAGCAGATATATTGCAGAAAGATATGGTTGTGTCTACCCTATTGGAGAAGGTGTAAAAAACATATTTGATATTGCACTATCATCTAAAGAGTGGGATTTAAAGTTTATTATTGTACAGATAGTGGTGGAAGGATTAGCAGTAAGTACATTTCAAATATGTAGAAACAATACCAATGACCCTCTCTTAGCACAGATAATGGATTACATATTACAAGATGAAGCAAGGCATATAACTTTTGGTATTAATTATTTAGGTGATTATCTCAAGACTCTAAATGAAGAGGAGATAAATTATAGAGCAGGGTATGCTTTAGAATGTTGCACAACATTACTTAATAGAATTGGTTTTGGATCAGGGTTTTATAAACAGTTTGGATTTGACCCACAAGAAGCACATGATTACGCATGTCTATTTGAAACAACTGAACTAGGTAAGAACTTTTCAGTCGTAAGAAAACATCTTTTAAAAAGAGTCATTCCTAATATTAAAAGAATAGGATTGTTGACTGATGAAGTTAGACCAGGATATGAAAAGTTAGGATTATTAGAGTTTGAAGACTTACCAGATGATATGGAAGCCTACCTTTTTTAATAAATTAAAGACAAAACTCTTATAAATAAGAGTGTAAAACAATTATTGGAGACCTAAATGGCATATATTGTAAGACAAATTTATACAAGACCAAATACAAGTGTAGATTGGCCTAAGATATCTGACTTTGATGCAGATCTTCACACAGAAAGATTAACTGATTATTCTGATAGAAGTATTACTATTGGTTATTCTCTTTCAGAAGATGAATTGACACTTACAGCAGAGATAAATGCACCTGACGCAGCTACTTGGAATGCTCACAAGGCATTGGTAGAAGATGCTACAGGTAATGGTAGTGCATTGAAGAAGTCTAATTGGGATGCAGTTACAGCAGCTATTAAAAGCGATTGTACAACCAAAGGCATATCATACACTATCCAAAAAATTGATGACGGTACCCCAGGAACTTTAGTAGAACATAATACTTAAAACGGTACCCTACTATATTGACTTTTAGTATGAAAGAATCTATAATACACTTATAGATTTAAATTTGGAGTATATTATGAAAATTAGTAAACAAACTCTTGAAGTCCTCAAGAACTTTGCTACAATCAATACAAACATTCTTGTCCGAGAAGGTAACAACCTTTCAACTATCAGTACTGGTAAAAACATATTTGCCAGATCTGAGGTTAAGGAATCCTTCCCTAAAGAATTTGCAATCTATGATCTAAATAGTTTGCTTTCATTACTTACATTAATGGAAGACACAGACGTTGAGTTTGGAGACGAATCACTTGTGGTTACGAAAGGCAACTCAAGGTTTGAATATTTCTATGCAGATCCTAACATTATTGTTAGTGCACCTGATAAAAGTATCGAAGTAGATACATTCTTTCAGTTTGACTTAACTAAGGAAGATGTAGATATGATACTTAAGGCAGCTGCTATTACAGCAGGTCCTATGTTAAGTGTGGTAGGTGATAATGGAGAGGTTGTAGTTAGTGTTGGTGACCCTAGTACACCTAAGTCTAATAGTTTTAGACAAGTAATAGGCAATACCGATAAAACCTTTGATGCTAAACTAGCAATGGAAAACTTTAAGGTTATCCCTGGTAGTTATAGTGTTACTCTTTCTCAGAAGAAGTTTATGTTCTTAGAAAGCAGTAAAGGTGATTTGAAATACTGGTTGGCGCTTGAGCGTACATCAGATATATAAGGAGACGGAATGGACGAAGATAAGTTAGAGGTTTCTCTAAGAGAAGCCACAAACGGTTGGATTGTTGAATTCAACAAATTTGGTGAGACAGTTGAGTATATATTTACTCGCCCTAACCCGGCTATCTCACTTGTTAGAAAAGTAATGAAGGGTGAGTTAGATGTATTTTCGCAGGAGGAAGTAGATGAGTGAGTTAAACCCACAAATACCTCCATCAATTTTTAGAAAACATGTAAAGACAATCGACGGCGTAAGCAAGTGGATTGATCTTAATTCTATCGATTTATTCGAAGGAAAAAGGATTGTTTTATTTGGATTGCCTGGAGCGTTTACCCCTACATGTTCTGGTCAACAGTTACCAGGTTTTGAAGCTTTATATCATGAGTTTAGACTAGCAGGAATAGATGATATTTATTGCGTTAGTGTTAATGATACATTCGTTATGAACGAGTGGGCTATAGATCAAAGCCTTGTTAATGTTAAGTTGATACCAGATGGTAGTGCAGACTTTACTATTAAATTAGGTATGGATGTTAGAAAAGACAACCTAGGTTTTGGTGTAAGGTCCTGGAGATATGCAGGTATATATGATGATAAAGAACTTGTATGGTCAGGTGTTGAAGAAGGATTTGGAGATGATATTGAAGGCGATCCTTATGAAAAGAGTAAACCAGAAAATGTTCTGGACAATGTTAAAGCCTTTGGTTGGCCAGCTGTTACTACTAGCCTTAATGATGAGCCTGTTAGTAATAAACTTGAAACCTTTGGTGACCTAGACGATGCTATTGCTGAAGCAGAAGGTAAGCATATAGATCTTGAATTCTCAGATTCGACTACCGTTAAGGAGAAAATTCGATAATTCAAAAATGTCGAGGAAAAAAAGGCCAGAATTTTGGAGCAAAAAAAGTTCGCTAGTTTGGAGAAGTAGATAATGGAACCTGGACAATTCTTATGGGTCGAGAAATATAGACCCACAACAATAGAAGACTGTATTATACCTGCTGAGGTAAAAGAACAGTTTCAACAATTTATAGCAAAGGGAGAGATTCCTAATCTATTATTAAGTGGTAGTGCTGGAACAGGCAAAACAACTATTGCACGCGCATTGTGTAATGAACTAGATTGTGATTACATTATTATTAATGGTAGTGATGAAGGTAGGCAAATAGATACTCTCAGAACTAAGATACGAAACTTTGCTAGTGCTGTATCATTTGAAGGTAAGACTAAGGTTGTTATCTTAGATGAGGCAGACTATATGAACAGGGAAAGTGTACAACCAGCCCTTAGAGCGTTCATAGAGACGTTCTCTGAGAACTGTAGATTTATATTTACATGTAACTACTCCAATAGGTTAATAGACCCTCTACATAGCAGGACTACTGTTATAGACTTTAAGTTAGCACCCTCAGATCGCCCTATATTAGCCTCTAAGTTCCTAAAAAGGATGGAGTACATACTAGATACCGAGGGTGTAGAGTACAATCAGAGGGTATTAGCGGAGCTCCTAAACAAGTATTTTCCCGATTATAGAAGGGTTATAAATGAACTACAGCGTTATAGCGCAGGGAATAAAATTGATGAGGGTATATTAAGTAACTTCCAGGAAATCAATGCTAAGGCCCTTATAGAGAGTCTAAGGGAAAAGGATTGGAAGAAGATGAGACAATGGGTAGTAAATAGTGTAGATACAGACCCTCAGGGTATATTTAGACAGATATACGATACTCTACTTCCTGAAGTTAAGAGTGTTCCTCAGTTAGTCTTGTTAATTGCTGATTATCAGTATAAAGCAGCATTCGTTGCAGATCAGGAGATTAACTTGACGGCATGTTTGACAGAAATTATGGCTAATGTGGAGTTTAGATAATGGCACAACCTCAGCAGCAACAAAATATCCCAGATCCTAAGTTAGAAGAAATAATAAAACAACAGGCTCAGGATAGGCGTAATGGATAAGAAAGAGTCCAAAGATGCAAACATCATAATTCGTGTTCCTTCATCGTTGAAGCAAGAAATCAAGGATGAAGCAAAAATACGAGAAACCACGGTTACTGAACTTTTATTAAAAGGGTACAGTATTTTAAAAGAAGGACAATATATTGACTTTAAGTAGATTATGGAGATTGTGGTGTCTGTCTTTAGGTGAGAAAGCAAGTGATGATTCTAAAGATGCAGATACAGTAGCAATATTTAGAAGTATAGTAGTTTTAGTGAATTTTATAACCTGCTTTTTTATTATAGCAGGTGTTTTAAGGCATTTTTGATGGATAATAATGATACAGACATAAAAATATTGACAGTTTATTTTATAATAATAATGTTAATAATCAGTTACAGTTTTGGTTAATATGAGTGATAGTATATTAGAAGGATTTGGAGATCCTGTAGAAGAAATCAACGAGGAAGAGTTTCAGGAAAAACTGAAAAAGATATCTCCTTTTGATTTTGCTAATAGCATTAACTATACTAAAGAGAACTTAATTGTAGATGAAAGGACAGAAAAAGAGTACAATCCTTTTATCGTAAATCGTGCAATGGGCTTTGGCAAAGACACAATTATTGCAGGTAACGAAATGAATGCCAGACCACATTTAGATAAAAAGTTACAATATGACTTTCTAAAGAGTGTGGTAAGAAAAGCCAAAAGATACAATAAGTGGTTAAAATCAGAAGAAGAAAACATTGAAGCTATACAGGAGTTCTTCGGATATAGTTTTTTTAAGGCAAAAGAAGCATTAAATCTGCTTTCACAAACAGATATTGACTTAATTAAGCTACATTTGAGTACGTCTAAAGGCGGTAAAATATAAATAAGGTATTATAACCAAAATTTATATAGAATAAAACGAGACGTATTGAAATGAGTGATCAAGAAAATTACTTTAATATTGACTATCCAGGGTACATACCCTTAGAAGTTTCACTAAAAGATCCAGAGGATTTCCTAAAGGTTCGTGAAACATTGTCAAGAATTGGAGTAGCTTCAAAAAAGGACAAAGTATTATATCAGTCCTGCCATATCTTGCATAAGAAAGGTAGATACTTTATAACACACTTTAAAGAACTTTTTGCTTTAGACGGCAAGGAAGCTGACTTCCAAGACAATGATTTAGAACGAAGGAATACTATAGGCAAACTATTATCCGATTGGGGTCTTGTAGACTTAGTTACAGAAGAAGAACTAGACTACGCACCTTTAAGCCAAATAAAAATTATATCGTTTAAAGAAAAAGGTGAATGGGAGCTAATCCCCAAGTACAATATTGGAAAGAAAACTAAATAAAAATCAGATAGAAGCCCTCCAACTTATCAAAGACGAACAGGATAAAATAGGGTCTGGTTTCTGTGTACTAAAATGGTATCATTTAGAAATGCACTTAGGAACAGGGCAAAGTCATTCCTGTTATCATTGTCCTACACAGAAAATTCCTTTAGACTCTGACTTACACAATACACCTCAAAAAATAGAAAAAAGAGCTGAGATGTTGCAAGGTAGCAGACCTTCAGAGTGCTCTTATTGTTGGGACGTAGAGGATCTTGGTGAGATATCAGATAGGCAAACACTTGCAGCTCAATTTTTTAAACATAATAGAGATATAGTCAAAGAAGCAACAGACGCAGGACTAGATTATGTGTATCCTAAATATTTAGAAATATCTTTCACAAATAAATGTCAAATGTCATGTAGTTATTGTGGTCCTGTATTTAGTACGTCATGGGAAAAAGAAATACAAGAGCATGGTCCTTATAAACTATCTGAGGACTATAATGTTATAGACAATCCTCAAATAGAAAACTCTCCCTATGTAGCAA